GTGGCGTTTCCGGCTTCGCCTTGTCCCATGCCGATAGCGGCACCACCTGCTGCTGCACCCTTGGCTCGTCGCCGAACGGCGCGTCGGGCAGATCCTCGGCGTTGCGGGCCTCGTTGGGCGCGTAGATGCCGCCCTGAACGCCGCGTGCCAGCGCCTCAATGCGATCCTTGTAAGCCACGCGAAGCAACGCCGCCGTATCAAACTCCACCCATTCGTCCGGCCATGAGCGCAGCCCAAAGAGGTGGTCGAACGCCACCTCAATGTGATTGATGGCAAAGCCCAACCCGCGCGCCAGCCAGAACTGCATCAGTGCTTCGGTCGAGGCGAAGCTTGCCTTGTCGGTCATGCCGAGGATGGCCGGCGGCACGCCGTAGACCATGAAAATCTCGTCCTGGGTCAGCTTGATGGTCGCCGCCACGTCGGCCTCCTGGGCCGTCATCGAAACGCCCTTGAACTTCATGCCGGGCGGCAGGATCGGTGGACGGCCGGCCAGATTGTCGACGCCATGCCAGGCTTCATTGAAACGCTGCCCGAACTCTTTCGTTTGTGTGGTGGTCACAGCCACATCGGTCTCAATGACGCCGGCGGGCCGACTCATGTTGCCGAATGTCTTGACCAGCTGGCTGCCAATCGCCCGCTGCGCCGCTATTGCGCTAGCCGCGTGCCTCACCGGCGGCACGCCCACCAATGGCTCGCCGCGGCAGGCCTCGAGTTTCACGTGCAACACATCGCGGGCCGGCGCGATGATCGAAGTGCCGGAACGGGTGAGGCCGAGAAAGCGGCTGCGGTCAGCGCTGCCGCCATACTGCCGCTCGATCACGTTGTTGCCGGCCAGCTCATAGAAAACCTCGCCGCCCGGCGCCACCAGCGGCCGCGACTGCTTCGGATCGAACGGGTGCAGCGCCGCCACCTCAAAACGGTCGTTGCGAACGGCCAGTGCATAGGTGTTACCGTCACGATAGAGATCAGCGGCAAGCTTCAGGATGAAGTCCGAGCGTGACTGGTAATCGTTCGGTCGTCGCAGAATTCTGGACAGCGCCGAATTGGTCACCCGCTCGCGGCCGCCATTGGGCAGCGCCCGCCAGTGGTCGCCTGGGCACATGGCAATGGTCTGCGCATAAGCCGCCACGCAGGCCTCGACGATGGCCGAACCGCCGGCAGCCAGCGGGTCGAGATCCATTTGCCAGAAATTCCAGTAGCCCCATTCAGCCGGCAGCCAGCCCTGATTTTCGCCCGTGGTGATCAGCCACGGCCCGGCCTTTGGCTGGCCTTCCACGCCCGACGTGCCGCTTTCCAGGCTTTTGCCCGTGAAGCGCTGCAATACCCTGCGAAACGGAGCGGCAATCGCCATCTCTCACTTGGACTTCGGCATGGTGGAGCGGGTTTCGTAGTCGCCCGCCGGCTTATCGGCCTCCAGCGACTTGGTTTCCTTCTTCTGCTTCGGGCTGTCGGCATCTTCCTCGCCGCGCAGTTTGCGACCGGCCTTCGCAGCTGCAACAAGCATCTTGTCGCGATCCTCGTCGGTCATTTCTTTCGGCTCCACTGGCTCACCGAACGGATCCCTGGCCCAGCCATCGGCAATCGCCTGCTTGGCCACGTCAGGCGCAACCGTCAGACGTTTGCCGGCATAGTCGCCGTAAAGGCCTTCAATCACCACATCGTCATCGGGCATTTCAATCTCCTGCGAAAAAGGCGGGCCGGGAGAGGAGGGAGACGGCCCGCCAGGCTGAGGGAACTACCAGGTAACGGCAGCGATCGTCTGCACCATGCTCGAACGCACCATCATCCACGTGACATAGAGCGACAGCCGGATGCCGATCGAGTCGGTCTGGAACAGATTGCGCGCCGGCGCCGCGACGGTATTCGGCGAACCGGTCGTGCCGATTGCCAGCGGCGTGGTATCCTCCATGTGCAAGGTTGCCTGGTCGCTGACGTTGAAGCGCGGCGCATCGCCGGTTGCGGTGGCAAACCAGTCGGCATCGACCGCAATCACCCGGCCTGCAGCGACCGTAGTCGAGTCGATGATGCGGCTGACGCCGAACCTGGCCGCTGCATCGGACGGATTGCTGAACGCCAGGTTTCCCGTCGTGGTCTGCGCCTGGTTCATCTTGCGCAGCTGCGCCGGATTCATGATCAGCACGATGTTGCCGCCGCCGCCGGCCGCCTCGATCGGCGCAATCAGCGCGTTGATGTCCGCAATGATCTTGTCGAGCGAGGTCGATGCCGCCGATGCGGTGATCGGGCTCACGCCATTCAGAAGCCCCGGCGGCCGGGTTGCCGATTCCGCCACGGCATCGATCAGGAATCCATCAAGCGAATACTGCGTATCGTCAGCCATCGCCTTGCGCAGCAGTCCTTCGACCGCCGGCACCGAGGACATCGCCATCTCCTCGGTATACACGGTGATGCAGGACAGTTTGTGCGGCGTCAGCGTGACGGTCGACAGGCCGATATTCTTGACCGGCTTCGGCGCGCCTTCACCCACCCACGCACCCGACGCCAGCGGCGTTGTCGCGCGGTAGGGGATTTTCAGCGTGCCATTGCGCCCCAGGTCGTAGCGGGAACCCTCGCCGGACAGCGGCGCATAGATCGACTTGGCGAGCAGCCGGTCGAGGAATCCGCCCCAGCCCGTCTGCACGAGTTCGGCGGCATAGCCGGCCGTGGTGGTCATCGCCGGATTGACGGCAGCGCGCAGGATGATCTGCATGTTGTCGTCGATGCCGCCGTAGGATTCCCGCGCGACATGCTCGACGGGAAGTTGGTTGGCGACTGCCCGCAACTGGCACGCCGCTACCCGGAAAAAATAATCGCTCGGGTCGATCTTCTTTCTCGGCAGGGCAAAGGATCGCCGTTCCGGAACCATGATGTCCTGGCTGGGCTCGGTCGTTTCCGCCGTCTGGACGCCCATTGCCTTTTCGGCCGCAAGCAGCCTCTCCAGCCGGTGCGCTCCATCGGCAATCGATTTCGGCAGTTCATCGAACAGGGTTTCTTGGTCCTCGTCGCGGTCGTCGATGGCGACAAGTTCATTCAGCCGATCGCGCAGCCGGTTCAGTTCGGTCTGCTGGTTTTCGATCTGCTTGGTGAGTAGCGTTTTCATTTTCGTTGTCCCTTGCGGGAGGGGTTTGGCGGGCTTGCCGGGAACCGGCGGATCTTTCCGGGCGGGCTTGCCAAAGATCTGCCGGGAGATTTCAGGGGAAAGGTGAAAGCTGCGACCGATATGGAGCGCGTTCGCATTGGCCGGTACTGCGACCAGCGAGCATTCCAGAAGTTTCTGCTTCAGAAAGCGGAACGGCCCGAAATGCGGGTCAGCGTCCTTGGTCAGCGGTTCGCGTTTGTCCGCCTGGAAACCGACAGAAGCCGCCCGCAGATGACCTTCCTCAAAATCACTGCGGGCATCTCTGGCGATCTGCGTCGAGCCGAAGACGATTCGCGCCATCAGCCGCTTGCCTTCGATGCGAACGTTTTCCCAATGGCCGATGATGGCGTTCGGGTTGTGGTTGAACAGCGCGACCGGGTTGCGGTCGGCCTTGAAATCGGACAGATCCCAGCCGTCGGCCATGATCACGTCGCCCATCCGGTCGACGCTCTCGTCAGACAGCACGAACTCGTTCGGATCGGTCTTGGATTGCGCGACTGCAGCGCGATAGATGATCAGGTCTTCCATTGGCCGGCCCCTTGGCGAACGTCGCGGGTTTCGTCCTGGCGATCGTCGGACGAAGTCTCGCGCTCGGTCTTGCTGGGCCGGTTTCTGGTTGATTGCTGTGATTGCTGTTCCACCGGCGCACGCCAAACACGAAGGGATGAACCTTCGGCCGGAATTACGGGAACAAGCGAACGGAAATCCCCACCGTTGCCGGATTGCAGCGCAAAATACGCCCTTCGTGCCGGAAAATCAAACCCTTGTGAGCTAGAACACCCACGTATCCAAATCTAGTACCGTTGCCGTCTGCAGTTTCAGCGCCGCCACCGCCATGATCGCCGCCACTGCCGGATCAATGCGACCGAACGACTTCGCCTTGGTGAGCTTTCGATTGTCGGCGGCATCCCTTTCGACAATGGCATTGGAGATCGCCCAGCGCAGCACCGGATGGCCACCGTGGCGCAATTTGCCCTCGATGGCCAATTGCTCAAAGATCTCAATCGCTGGCGACATGTCCTTGAAGCCCTGGCCGAACTCCATCATCTCGACCAGCACGCCCAGCCGCGACAGCGACTGGCGAAAAACGTCGATGCGCCAGCGGTCGTAGGCAATGCGACCGAAGGAAATGGTGCGCGACAGGTCGCCGATGTCGGCAGCGAGGAAATCATAATCCAGCGCCGAGCCGGGTACCGGAATGATGAACTCTTTCTTGGCCCACACAGGGTAGGGCGCCCGGTCGCGCAAGGCGCGCTCGGCCAACGTATCGGCCGGCGTCCAGATGCGCGGGTAAAGGTGCACGTTGCCTTGATCGTCGGTGGCCGCGAGCACCAGTGCCGACAGGTCGGTCCTGGCCGACAGGTCGAGGCCGCCATAGACCGGTCGGCCGTCATAGAGCAGCGCTTCGTCGGTTGGATCGTCGCCGGTCTTCCAGACATTGGCAGTGAGAAACGGCGCCTTGGCCTGGACGCGCTGGTTGAGATAGAGATTGCGGACCGAGGCCTCGAGGCTCGGCACCTTGACGGCGCGCGCCATGGTGGCGCGGAATTCGTCGATGTCGCGATAGTCACCAAGTGCCGGATTGGCGCGATGCCATTCCTCCTCGTCCAGCAGCTCGGCGTTGTCCTTCGCTGCGTAGAGGTGAACGGTGAAACTTGGATCGTCGAATTCGCCGGCCTTCACCTTCAGCCCGTAGTCGATCAGCTCCGACAGGATATGATCGTCGGCTGGCGCCTGAGTGGAAATCACCATCATCAGCGGTTCGACCTGGCTGCCGAGCGAAGTCATCAGCATGTCGTAAAGCGCGGCATTCCTGGCCTGCGCCAGCTCGTCGTAAATGGCCAGGTCGATGCCTTCGCCGAACTGGCCGCCGGCCTCGGCGGCAATTGCCGAATAGGTCGAGCCATCCTGGACGTGGACGATATGCTTGGTGCTGTCGATCACCTTCAGCACCTTGCGCAGCGTCGGATTCATGCGCACCATCTGCGCCGCCAGCCGGTAGACGATCGCTGCCTGCTTGCGGGTGGTGGCGGCCGAAACGATAGTGCTGTTCTGCCGCTTCGCCGGACCGGCCAGATGCACCAGGATCAGCAGCGCCGCCAGCAGGGTTTTGCCGCCGCGGCGGGCTATGGACAACACCGCCTGGCGGCGTTTGCGGCGGCCATCCTTATGGCGCGGATTGTAGACGTCGCGGATGAAATCGATCTGGAACGGCCGCAGCCTCAGCGGCTTGCCGACATATTTACCGGCCGGCACTACCAGCGCATGCGCGAACGCGATGATGCGGCCGGAGGGTTTTGTCCAATCCTCTTCCGGCACGTCGAGATCGGCATAGAGGTCAAGCGGCGCGCTCGGCCTTCTCGCCGGTGAAGTTCTGCCAGCGGTTGACTGCAACATCGACATAGGCTTCGGAGATCTCCATGCAGAAGGCGGCGCGGCCCTCCATCTCGGCAGCGATCATGGACGAGCCGCTGCCGACGAAAGGATCCAGTATCGTCTTGCCGCGTGGCGACAGCGTTGTGAGTACCCATTGCGTCAAGGCAACCGGCTTCTGTGTCGGATGCACCCGTTTTTCGCCATGCTCAGAGGCCTTCATCAGACCGGACCAGCGGTGTGTGAACAGTTCGACGACGCGATCCTGATTTGTCCATGCCAGTTCGGCGTCAGCGAAAGTTCCGGTGGTTTCCTTGTTCCACACCAGCCAGCAACGTGACGCCGGCAGTTGATCAGCAAAATAATTGCCGCCCCAAATGACAATCACTGGAACATCAAGGGCGAGGAGGTGACGATAGGTCGTCAGTCCTGTTTCGGTTGAATCATCGCCGACAATCGGCGCATAAATGCCCGGTTCAATGATTGCGTTCTTTGCGCGGCCGTGAACACGGCCGCCAAATGGCTTGGCGCCGCCGATGGTCGAGCCTTTGACGATGCCAAGTCCATAGGGCGCATCACAGACGGCAATGTCGGGAACGATCTCGCCCAACAATCGCTTGACGTCCTCGGCGCTGGTGGCATCGCCGCACAGCAGCCGGTGCTTGCCGCAGAGCCACAGATCGCCGCGCTTAGTCACCGGCGCGTCCGGCAGCGGCGGCGCTGCGTCCGGGTCGGTCAAACCCTGACGGCCGCCCAGCACGTTGAGTAGCTCGTCCTCGGAAAAGCCGATCAACTCGGCCATGTCGACCAATTCGCCAAGTTCGGCCGCCAGAAGCTTGACGTCCCATGCGGCATTCAGCGCCAGCTGGTTGTCGGCCAGCCGATAGGCCTTGATCTCCTTTTCTGACCAACCCCTAGCCACCATCACCGGCACCGTATCGAGGCCGAGCTGTTGCGCCGCCAGCAGCCGACCATGGCCGGCGATGATCTCAGATCGCTCGTCGACCAGGACCGGCACCGTGAAGCCCCATTGCCGGATTGACGCCGCAATCTGGTCTATCTGCCCCGCCGAGTGGGTTCGGGCGTTGGCGGCATATGGCACCAAGGTTGACACCGAAACGCGCTGGACGGCGTCGGCTGGCCATTTCTGAGGGTATCCCCGGTCGCCGCGCGCCTTCTTGGCGGCGAGTGCCGCGCTGTAGGAGGCTACGCCATCGGCGGCTGCGTCGTAATCGCTCATTGTTTCGTCTTCGGTAATGTTGACCAGGCGCCATTCGGATCCTCATCAGGTCCGAGAAGTAGTGCCATCGGATCGCTGTTCACCGTATCCGGTGCCGAGAGCCGCGCCCTGGCCACCGGCGACAGACCCAGTTCAGAGCCGCAGGAATGCATTTCGACGGCGGCGGCCTTTTCCACCACCAGCAGCGGGTTTCTGATCGGTCCCATCGGCGACTGCACCAGAAGCCCGGTTTTCTCGATCGTCGCATGCACCTGGCGAAACCGGCACCACGCCACCGCCATCCGCTCCAACATCGTCTCGTCCGCCCGCGACAACAGACCGACCGGCAATGAAGTCACGATCTCCCACCATAACCGCTGCTCTTCCGGATTCAGGTGGACAGGTTCCCGAGGCTGGCCGATTCCCTGCGGATCATGGTTGATTTTGGCTTTTGCAACCTTGCGGCGATTGCCTTCAAGGATCTTGATTTTTTTCGGTTTTGGAGGCCGACCCATCGTCATTCAGACAACCCTATCCCAGACTTTTGCGGAATCTAAAAAACGAC